TCCTGACTTAGTTCGCCATTTTTGTTTAGTCCAATTTTTTAAAGACCTTTGTGATTTTCTTAAAGGCATTATTTATCCTGTTGTTTTTTAATTGATTCTTTACCTTTTTTAAATATATTTACTACTTTTGTTTTACCCATTACTTTAGCTCTTTGTTCACCAACAGTAAGAATTTGTATTTTTCTAGCATATGGTTTTTTAATTTTTTTAACTTTTGCTACAGTAGCTTTAGCATCTTCTGGAGTTGCAAACTTAATACTAACAGTGTCTTTAGGATTTTCATCTGTATATAATCTTCTATCGCTACCTTTAGGTTTTTTACCTGTTCCTACTTTTGGGTCTCTTTTTCTTTTCATTTATCTTCAATGCCATCACTATATAGATTATTAAAAGTGACTAATGGGTCTAAATAACTCTCATGCCCTTCTGCTGAATGTAAATGTTGTGATGGTGCAAAGTCTGGTGCGCCTTCTCCTGTTCTCCATAAAGCAGGACTTGTAGCTCTAACTCTATTATTAGGCAAAGCAATAACATTACCTTTCCATTCGCAATCTTCTGTAATATACATAACATGAGATTGTTTATGTTGAGCAGGGCTATCGGCTATATCGTTATCTGTGTAATCAACTGTAAATAAATATTTACTTTGATAAAAATCATTATTAACTTTAGCTACCCAAGGGCTTGAACTTACTCTATCCATAACAACAACAGAATGATCTCTTGCCTCACAATCCCAAGGTTGAACTAAATGGTCTTCCATTGGTAAAGCCCATTCCTCTACAGGTATGTCTGCTACAAGGGCTTGTATTGGCATCCTAGCCCACATAGCACCACCATGTACGTTTGGCATATCTTCATTACTATCCATCTCACAACCAGTAAAAACAACTTGAAAACTAAGAGAACGATCAGGGATTGTATTAACTGCTATTGCAAGTGCATGAATAAACTCACCATGATACCTTTGATGATTACAAGTAAACTCTTTTCTTACCCAACATTTAAAATGCGGAATATTACTTATAAGATAAGACATTAACTTTTGTATCCTCCACCAGCTTCTTTATAAGCTTTTGCTAACATTTGTGCTTTACGAGCAGACCATTGACCAGAATTACCACCTTTATTTCCTGCTTTAATTCTTTTAAATTGTCTTTTACGCATAGCTGGTTTTGTATAATTTCCTGCGGCATTTACTTTAGATTTTTTTTCACTCATTATATGTACTTCGCTGCTACAACAACTGATAATATAAAAGGATAGACAGCCCATATCATAGTCTCTAGTCTATCAAACCTTTTTCCACCTTCCTCTAATCTTCTATCTATGCTTTGATATAATGCTTTGCACTCTCTTTCATGAGATTCGATAGCATTTAATGCGCTTGAAGTATTTTTCATTTCTTTAAAACATTTGAATTAGATGCTTGTTCTTTAGCTTTACCTATATTCATAGCTAAAAAGTCTATAAGTTTATACAGCTTTCCAACCCAAATATCATCTTTTGGTGTAGGAGTTACTGCTGCTATTGCTGATGCTGCGGTAACTACTGCTGTAGCTATAGTTATAATATCTACTATTGTACCCATAATGTTCACCTTTAAAGTATTTAATCTCTATATACTGCTTTTGTTGTGCCTCTTACTGCCAAACCATCTCTAGCATTTTTGTTTGTACTACCACCCATGTTACGACCTAGTATTGCTTTTTTAGCTTTTCCAAACATACCTTTAAGTGAATCTTTCAATGCATCTGGATCACTAATTTTTCTGTTAGGATTAACTTCTTCTTTTAAAGATTTTTGTCTTACATTGCTAACACCTTTTTTTGAAAGTGGAGGTGCTTTTCTTTTAAGATACTCACTAGGAGTTCTTTGTGGATTACCTTCTGCATCGACATTTTTGTTTTCTTTAGCCATTTGTTTTTCCTCTTATTTAACTTTAGTTAATCCTTTTATTGCCATTCCATCTCTGGATTTTTTGCTTGTTGTTCCGCCTTTAGAATATCCTAAAAAATTTTTTAAATCTTTTTTAGAGGGATTAGCATTGAATTCTTTAATTCTTGTTTTACTGCTATCTTTACCAATGTTACTTTTGTCTGCTGCTTTAATTACACCATCTTTAAGTTTTGCTGGTACTCCATGATCTTTAAGAATTTTTACTGCATCATCAGTTTTATATACAATATCAGAGTCTTCTTTATCTAATTTTTTTTGTTTTTGTTTAATTTTTTTGAATTTTAATGCTAACTGAGCTGCTTTAGCTGCTGCTGCTCCTGCTACTGGTAACATAATAATTTTCCTTTTTTTTAAGACTCTAGTGCTGTTATGCGAGCTTCAAGCTCTTGTATAGTTTTAGTTAGTATAGCTATAATTTTACTTTGGTCTATTCCTTGTGGTTTTATTCGTGTGGCACTATCACCATCATCATTTATATATGTTTCAGTTTCATCTTTTACACCAGAAACTGCTTCAGGAACTACTGTTTGTAATTCATGTGCAAGAAATCCTGTAGTAATTTGTGCTGTAGCACCACCATCATCTTCTATTTCAACATCACTAATCCACTTAAATTGACAAGGTTTTAATTTCTTACACTCAGTTGTTGCATCCCAATCATAATCTACATTTTGTTTTAATCTGTAATCAGAGCCTGTTTGGTAATCAGTTCCACTAGAACTAACAGAAATAGCTCCTAGTTGAGTACCATTTACTCTAAAAGTTAGACATTCAAAACCACTAGTAGCAGATGTATTTATGGAAAAACCACCTCCATTAGATTGGTTGGACAGATTAATTCCAATAGGATTACCTTGCGCACCATTACCATGAAAAGCAATAAGACCTTCGTTTACTGATGGGTCTATTTCAATGTAAGTCTGATTACTTCCCCCATCACTTCCTTGAATTTTTATTAAACCGTCTGATCTAGGATTACGAAATAGCAAACTTGTTGAGTCTGCTGTAATTTGTCCAAAATTTGTTCCAGCCGCAGCAAAATTTATATCTAAGCCAGCTGCATCAAGTGTAATATCTCCAGCTACATCGAAGACCAGATTACCAGCGGATTCAAAATCTCCATTTGTACCATCATGTGTAATTTTTAAATCTGAATCTGCACCTATGTTTAAAACTGCACTATCTGATAACAAGAATAAGTCATCACCAATAACAGCATCTAATGCTACTGATAGACCGCCATCTGTTTGTAAGGAACCATCAGTTGTACTTGTTGCATTTGTAGTATCATCTGTTTTTAAGACACCACTAAAGGTTCCTGTTGTTGCAGATAGGGTACTAGCACCAACAATAGTTCCACTAACATCTAAATTACCATTAAGATCAACAAGTGTAGAATTTAATTCTATTTCGTCATCTGCGTTTATATCTAAATCACCATCAGCAGGAGAACCAATATTGATTGCTGAATCTCTAAACTGTATTACACTTGCTCCGTTTAAAAGAACTCCTGTATCGGCAACATGAGTAAAAGTAACATCTTGATCATCGCCTAATCCAATTACAGCACCATCTGCTAAAAATAAATCTGAAAATTCTAATGAAGTAGTACCAAGAGCTGCGCCATCACTTGCATCTGGAACAAATGCAGTTGAAGCAGTAATTGTTGTTGCAGACAAAGTGCTTGCACCAACTATTGTACCGCTTACATCTAAGTTAGCATTAACATCACATAGTGTTGCATTTAATTCTATTTCATCAGTTGCATTAATATCCAATATAGCATTACTTGGCGCACCTATATTTTGTGATGAATCATTGAATTGAATAACAGAAGTTCCATTTAAAAGAAGCCCTGTATCAGCAACGTGCGTTAGTGTTACATCAGTGTCTGCACCAAATCCTAAAACTGCTGCATCTGATTCTAAAGTTAAGTCATCGCCTACAGTTAAGTCAGTACCTACAGTTAAAGCTGCTGCGGCAGCTACTGCTCCTGCAATACTTAAAGTTCCTGCTAAATCTAAATCAGTAAAAGCATTTAATACTGCTGCACCTGAACCAGCTCCATCAAGTGTAACAACAGCTACTCTGCTATTTGGAATAGTTACTGTTGCTCCTGAACCTTGTTTAATTATTATATTTTGAGAACCACTTGTAGCGTTCTCTATAACTTGAATTCTTTTTAATGTATTTGGTCCTATAGTAATAGTACAAGCTGAATCAAGAGTTCCTGTATATTTTACATACATGGCTCTAGCTTGATCTGACGCACCATCAGCAACTGTAGATGTATGTGTATCTGCATTAGTTGTTATAGCTTCTGTGCCAATACCTAATGCTTCACCTATAAGCTCTAAATTGGTATTTGTAGTAGTACCCCATGTACCACTAGCATCGCCAGTAGCCATTTCATTTAGTCTTAGGTTATTTACATATGAGCTTGCCATTTTTATTCCTCGTTAATATTTATAAAACAATTTCACTATAAGTTGGAGTTTGGGTTATTGTTATATTTGTATATGTTACAGATAAATTTTGCGCCAACTCTCCCCAAACATTTGCCGAACTTAATGTGCTTGTCAATTCAAATCCTTCAGGTGCTATATTAGCATCAGCAGTAACTGTTTCTGTACCTAGTGCAGATGTACCTGCTAGACCTGTCATATCTAGGAAATTATTAGTTATTAAACTTTCATTTCCTAATGCTGAAGTACCAGCATTTCCAGTGACAGAAACATTAGCTGCGGCAGATACTGATTCATCTCCCAATCCACTTGTTGAGGTTGTTGCAGTTACTCCTACAACTGCTGCGGCTTGTACAGCAGTTCCATCATCTAGTGCTGTGGTTCCAACATTTCCAGTGACAGTAACTGGTATTGGATCAGAGCCAAAACCTAGCTGACCCCAAGTACCTCTACCCCAGCCATTTATATTAGCCATAGTAAAACTACGCTATTCTTATAATTGCATTTGAAGCGTCTGCTGCTGGAAACTGTATTGTAAAATCTCCTGCTGTAGATGTTTTATCTCCACCAAAAGCTAAAACACAAACTGCTTTATCGCTGTTTGTATCGTTATATATTAAACAACCATTAGCTGTAATGGTTACATTGCTAAAAGTTAAATCAGCAAAATCAGTAAATGCTGTTGTTCCTGAAGTTGTAGGATTAATATTAGTTAATGCTGATCCTGTGGCAGAATAATTAGTTCCACTAGCTTCATTTGTACTTGAGTATGCTGTAGTAGTTGCACCTAAAGATGCAGAACTTGTGTACAAAGCTAATTTAAAACTATTTCCACCAGATGCTAAAAAATTATGCGTACCTTCAAGTAGTTCTTTTTTAAATGATGTACACATTGCTTGCGATATTGCCATTATAATCTCCTGATAATATTTGCCATCTCTTGATGACCTTGTTTTTCTAATAAACCTGCTACAGTAGCTCTATCACTCAATACAGCTTGTTTCATGTACAGTAAAACTACATTTTGTATATGATCTTTAAATGCTTCTGCTTGTGCTTTAACCATAGGATCGGCATTTTCGCTTACAGCAATTAGACGCTCCATTATGCGCTCTGTCCAATATTCAGGCTTTAAACCTTCATTCTGAGTAGTTTTAACCCCTACAGTTCCTATTGTGCTTTGTACATCCACACTAAACATTTATTTTCCTTTGTCCATCTCTATAAGCATCTTTACGATTGTATCCGTCTGATTGCAATGTAAGTTTTTGCAAAGACTCTGTAAATCTTTTTTCGTAATTAGCTAGAACATCAGGCTCACCTTTCATAAATACATACGCTTCACATAAAGAAGCATAAAGTAATGTTTCTGGAGAATTTGTACCTAGCCATGATGTTCCATCGGCTGATGCAGTTATTGATGTAGGTGTATAAAAATAATGTAACTCAACGCCAAAAGCAGAACTAGGTGTTGGTCCTAATATAAAATTTTCAGAATCAAATTGTGCATAATGTTTTGGCAAACCTGTAGTTGCAATTTTTGGGTATGCTTCTCTTATGTAATTTACATCAATGTTTAGAAGATAATTATAGTTACTGTCAGAATCAATTACTGCAAGTGAATATGGATATAAATAATCATCAGGTGCTTTTAAATACTCAGAATTAGCAGTTAAATTAGCTGTTACATTTTTTCTAAAGTTAGGAAGCTCAACAGATTTAATTATTCTGTCTTCTGCCTGAACAATAATATTTGATAAGTTTGAAACAAATGTTGCTTCAGTATTTTCTGTATAATCTTGTATTGCCGATTTTAATGTAGTAAATGTCAGACTCATGTTGTACTCACTTTAACTGTTCCAATATCGCCTTTTATATTTAATCCCATTGTACTAGAACCAAATTCAAACATTCCTCCACCTACAGGATTAAAAGAATAATATGATGTAGAAGATACTTCTCCTGCATCTGGTCTAGCATTAAATAAAGTTTGTGGATCACTACTATTTATTTCGCCTAATTTTAATTGAGGATGATCAGTATCAAAACACTCAGTACAAACCCTGAAACCATTTCTTTTGCTGTCTTCAATTTCATATTTAAGCAAATTAAGTTTAAATGTAAAACCACATCTATCACATTGACCTAAAGCTTTTGTTGCTCTTGCATAAGCCATTTAGTAACCATAAACCCCTAAGTCTGGAACAAATCTTACAGATGCCCTTTCTCTGTCGGCATCACTAACATCCTTCCATAACTCATTGTATCTTTGTCTAATCATAGGAACTCTTTGTTGAGCTTCAGGTGATTTACAAGCTAAGTTATATGCTAAAGCATAAGTTAAACAAGGAAGATACCTAGTAGGTACATCTGTATTGTTACTTCCAACATTACCTGTATCTTCAATTTTTTGAACATAATCATAAACTAAAGTATATGATTTATCAGGAGTAGACCATAGAACTATAT